CTGACTACAGGCGCGATGAGAAGAAGGCCGAGGACTTCGCCGAGCTGGGCCTGTTCTCGAACACCACTTGGTTCAACAAGCAGATTGGCCTGAGCAACCTGAAGGGTAAGGCTGAGATCAACGAGAGGCGAATCCGAGCCGAGCGCAAGGAAGAGATCAACAACCGGCTTCAGCAACGAGTCGATGAGAGGAACGGCATGAAGTTCAACAAGCCTGAAGAGTTCGTTGCCACCATGCTGCCCCATGCAGCCAAGGCGGCTGAGAAGCTGGGCCTGCCCCCGCAGGTACTCATTGCCCAAGCAGCCCTGGAGACCGGGTGGGGTAAGAAGATCATGTCTGGCCTGAACGTGTTCGGCATCAAGGCCGATGCCGGGTGGAAGGGCAACTACACCACCCAGAACACCCATGAGGTGTACAACGGACAGGCTGTTCCAGAGAAGGCCAAGTTCCGCGCCTATGGTTCCTACGGTGAAGCCTTCGAGAACTATGTGGAGTTCCTGGAGCAGAACCCCAGATATGCCAAGGCCATCGCCCTGGCCAAGGCTGGAGATGTGGCCGGGTACATTCAGGCCATCAAAGACGCTGGCTACGCCACTGATCCCAAGTATGCGGACAAGTGGGCCAGCATCGTGAACAAACTCACTACAGGTTGACACACATGGAAATGACCGACATCTGGCGCTCCGGGGACGAACCCCTCCTCCAGGAGTACAAGCCCTTCAACGCTTATGAGTCCGCCAAGGAAGCCGAGCGGGATGCGCTAGATGCCGAGATGGCCGAGTATGAGCGCAAGAATGCGTTCACTTCCCAGGAGCGGTGGGGTGCGGCCTTCGACCTGACGGGCATCATTCCCAACATCAAGGAGAACCTGAAGGAAGACCTGTACTTCCCGGCGGCTGATCCTTCGTACAGGGGCCTGTCGAACGAGGACCTCATCAAGGACCTTGAGTCCTCAGGCATCCCCTTCCAGTACGCTCCTACGCTCAAGGACTCGGTCTCCGAGGCCCACTATGAGGCCCAGAAGCGGCGCATCAAGGGCGACCTTGAGCGACTTGAGGTTGTCTCCGGGGCCACCGCTGGTGGCCTTGGGTACACCCTTGGGGCCGGCTTCATGGACCCCGTTGGTATCGGCGTGGGTGTCGCCACGGGCGGCTGGGGGGCCCTCAGTAAGGCTGGGAAGATCACCAACGCTATCCGCCAGGGTTCGATTGCGGGTGGCATCAACGCCGGCCTCGCTGGGGTTGCCTCTTATGGGAACCCCACCAGGAACACTGCCGAGGACATGGCCTTCGGGTTCGCCTTTGGGGCCCTGCTGGGTGGTGGCGTAGGAGCGTGGGCTGCCAAGTCCAAGGCCCAGATCACCGCCGAGGCTACGACCCTGGCCCGGCTGACTCGCGAAGCGGACAACATCGAGAATGCCATTCGGAATGGCCTCCCTGGGGCAGCCCCAACCGAGGCCTCAAGGGTCCTGTCGGAGCTGGATCAACAGCTAGCCGACTTGGACTTTCAGATAGCCCGCTACGAGGGCCCAGCCGCCTCCAAGCTGCATGAACGTATCCAGGAGGCATCTACCCGCAGGGACAACCTGATCGAACGCCTGAAGGCCGCTGAGGCCTCCCAGACGGCTGCCAAGATGGGACCCGAGGTGGACGCTGCCTGGGCAGCCCGAGAGGTCTCCCAGGTCCAGCAGAAGGCTGATGATCTGCTGATGATGTCCAGGAACGAGCGTCTGGTCGAAGAGGGGTACTCCCCTGGGGATCTTGAGGATGAAGCCGCAGAGCTGCTCCTGGGGGCCCGTAGCGGCTCCCTGGAGGGCCCACTACAGGCAGCCCTACGGGAGGCCGGGCTGACCCGTAAAGTCCCCGTAGAAGACACCGTAGAGCTTCAGAGAGGCATCGCCCAGGCAGAGCAAGAGTTGAAAGGCCTGATGGAGGCAGCCGAGAAACTCAGGTACCAGCGTCACCTAGCGAAAGCCCAGAGGGACTACCTGAGGGCCCGTAAGGTCGAGCATGAGAGGCCATACCGGGTACTCGCCAGGAATCCCGAGGACCCCGGTGAGTTCATCCTGACGGAGCCCATGGGTGACACCTCCGCAGGTGCGGCCCAGGTCCGAGAGTTCGACGTTGAGCGGGCTATGGACAGCCCCGAGGACATCGAGAACACCCCTTATGCCTCTGGTGGCCCCCTCAGGTGGTTCGACTCGGCTGGCTTCCTGGGGACCCGCAAGAACCCGTTCTTCCGGTTCCTGGGCAAGCTGGGTGAAGACGGTGTGGGCCTCAAGAAGGGCGGCGAAGCTGGGACCATCTCCGCTGAGGAACACGCAACTCACCTAATGCTGACCACCTTGGTGGCCTGGAGGCGAGTTGTTGATGAGGCCTTCGAGGCCTTCGATCAGGGTGGCAGCCTGTTGGGGAAGGATCTCAGGAGACAGCAGTTCATGCACTCTGCGGCTGATGCCTATGAGAGCATGGTCCCCACCGCTGACCCCAACCTCAAGAAGGCTGTAGACGCAACCCGGAACTACTTTCAGGTCTATGAGAGGGCCCTCAAGGAGTCGGGGGTGCGGTACGCTCAGAACCTTGAGGAGCGTCCCAACTACCTGCCTCACATCCAGGACATCAACAGTATCGACAAGCTGATTGATGAGTTCGGCAACATCCAAGTCAACGATATGCTGTATGGTGGCATTCAGCGGTGGGCCCGGAAGAATGGGATCTACGATGAGTATGCCAAGCAGTTGTATGATGAGCGTATTGCCAAGCTGAAGGAACAGACAGGACCTGAGGGGAAGACCAAGCCTAACCCTGACTCGAAGAACTTCAAGCCCGAGGACATTCTGGCCAAGGCGCGTAAGGATGCCGAAGAGGCCCTCGACAAGCTGTACCGTAGGATTGCCGATGGCTACTTGGGCTCGATCAGGGACTATGGCAAGTTCCGGGATGAGGTCACCTTCCATGGTCTGACCTTCAACGACCGTGGGGCGTTCATCTCGCTGATGAAGAAGCTAGGGATGGCCGACGATGAGGTGGAGAAGTTCGCCAACATCTTCGGCATCACATCCGAGGGCAAGCCCAGCAGGTTCAAGTCCCGAGTCAACTTCGAGATGGACTTCAAGATGGACATGAAGTCCAAGCTGGACGGCTCGATGAAACCTGTGGCCATCACTCAGTTGTTCCACCGGGACCTGGATGCCATCACTGAGCTGTATGGGCGTCAGGTGTCTGGCCACTATGGGCTGGCCAAGGTTGGTATCTACGGGCGTGGGGACTTCGATGAACTCCTCAGAAAGGCCACCGAGTGGCACCGTAAGGAGGGTCCTACCCAGGGAGTCTCCGACCGTGACTTCGAGAGGGCCAAGGCGCACGCCGAGTACCTCTACAAGGCAGTCATCGGGGCACCCCTTGAGGACAACCCTGCCGGCCTTGCCAGTACCTTCTTCCGGCGCCTCAGGGATGTCAACGTGCTGCGTCTGATGGGTCAGGTTGGGTTCGCCCAGGTGGCCGAGTTCGGACGCATCCTGGGGACTGCTGGCATTGGTGCGATGTACAAGCAGATGCCGGCCTTCAGGAACCTGATCAATCTGGCTGGCTCTGGGAAGCTGGACAACCAGTTCCTAAGGGAGCTGGAGGCCATGATTGCCACCGGGACGCACTCGCTCAGGAACAAGGTATTCACCAAGCTAGATGAGTTCGATGATCCTGGCACAGTGCTGACCGATGTTGACCGTGCGCTCCACAAGGGCAAGTACATCATCGGCAACCTGTCGTTTATGAACTACATCACCACCATGCAGCAACGCATGGCATCGGCGGCGATAGCTCAGAAGATTGCTGATCTGGCCCTCAAGGGTAAGCACACGGAGCTTCGAGCAGGAGCCCTCAGGGAGCTGAAGAGCTATGGCCTGTCCGAGGAGATGATCGACCGGGTGTTCGCCCAGCTCAACAAGCACACCAAGAAGGGCACCAAGGGGGAGATCCACTTGCTACAGATTGACAAGTGGGACGACATGGAAGCGGCCTCCTCGTTCAAGCTGTCCTTGTTCCGAGCTGCCCGTAGGGTCGTCCAGGAGAACTCCTATGGGGGGACTATCCCGATCATGCACCATATGCTCGGGAAGGTGATGATGCAGTTCCGTAACTTCATGGTCAACTCCTGGACCAAGCAGACCCTGAACGGGCTGACCCTCAGGAACATGGAGGCGTTCAACTCGCTGATGCTGACGACCTTCTTCGGCGGGCTCGCGTATATCGCCCAGAAGAACCTGACGCTACAGCATGACCCCAAGGCACTGAAGGAGGCCATGACCCCGATGTCCATTGGGCTGGCTGCCATCAACCGCTCCGGGTACACCGGGCTGGTGGCTCCCTTTGTGGACACCGCTGTGCAGACCGCGAGCATGGGTACCGTTGAGGGCCCGTTCGCTGGCAAGCGGTCCACCCAGGGGCTGGCATCTGGGTTCATCAACGGCAACCCAACGGTTGACCTGTTGGACAAGTCCATGAGGGCCCTGTTCGGGGCTGGCAACGCTGCGGTCAATCCTGGGTACAAGCTGTCCCGACAGGACATCCGCAACTGGTTCTCGTTGCTGCCCTACAGTAACACCCTGCTGGCCAAGCCTGGGTTTGACCTCCTGATGGAGAACTCGGGCCTTCCCAAGTACTCAACCAGTATGTCTCGCTAATGCCCGCTCTGGGGTCCCCTGTACCGCGCCTGTGGCCCGGTTTAGGGGACCCTTGGGCGATGGAGGAGCCCATGGCTTATTCGTATGTGCAGTACCTGGGGGATGGTACTACAACCGACTTCAGCATCCCCTTTGAATACATCGCAACGTCCCACATTCAGGTCAAGGTGGACGGTGTCATCACTGCCTTTACCTTCCCCTCTGGGTCTGCTGTTAGGGTCTCCCCTGCTCCCGCTAATGGTGCTGTCATCGAGGTTCGGCGGGTAACTCCAAGAGACACCAAGCTGGTTGACTTTACGGATGCCTCAGTGCTGACAGAGGCTGACCTGGACACCGGCACTGATCAGACACTCTACCTGTCCCAGGAAGTCATTGACATTGCAGAAGGCACCATTAGCCTGAACTCTCTTGGGCAGATGGATGCCCAAAGCAAACGCATCATCAATGTTGCCAACCCTGTTGATCCGGGTGATGCGGTAAACCTGGGCTCGGTCCAATCCTATGTGACCGCAGCGGCAGCGTCTGCTTCTGATGCGGCAGCAAGTGCGTCTGACTCCCAGAATAGCGCCGACGATTCTGAGACATATGCTAACCAAGCGGCCTTCCTGTATGACTCATTCGATGACCGCTATCTAGGGCCGAAGGCCAACGACCCCTCCCTGGACAACGACAACAACGCTCTGGTAGTGGGAACACTCTACTGGAACACAGCTCAGAACGTGATGAAGGCCTATTCCGGGTCTGCTTGGTTGACGGCTTACAACCCAGACAACTCGGCCTTTCCCGCAGGCACCAAGATGCTGTTCCAGCAGACAGCCGCCCCCACCGGCTGGACCAAGGACACTACCCACAACGACAAGGCGCTGCGGGTTGTCAGCGGAACTGCCAGCAGTGGTGGGTCTGTGGCGTTCTCGACTGCCTTTGGTCGGACGGCTACCGACTCCTTCCAGTTGCTGGATACCCACCTACCAGGACATACCCACTCATTCAGCGCAACGTCGAGTACTGAGAGCCAGTCGCACACGCACTCTGGTACGACACTCTCGACAAACACCACTGGGGCGCACCAGCACTATGCCAGCCCAGATACGGGTGGAGGAGCATCCGGTCGGATATACGATCAAGCCTCTATACTTGCTGATTCGCAATTCACGCCGAACAGGATGTTGACAAGCTCGGCCGGCAACCATTCACACACCATTAGCGGGAACACCGGCAACGCCAGCCAGACGCATACGCACACAGTTAGTGGCACCTCTGGCTCGACCGGCGGCAACACTGGGCACTCACACGGCATCGACATGAGGGTCTCCTATGTTGATGTCATCGTCGCAACCAAGAGCTAATCATGTTCAAGAAAGACTTCAACAAGGGTACCTGCCCTCTTCTCCAGGGTGACTGTATCGAGGAGCGTTGCCGCTTCTGGATACAGGTCTTCGGCCAGAACCCAAACACGGGTGAACAGGTCAACCGCTTCGACTGTGCCGTGGCTTGGATGCCCATACTGCTCATCGAGAACAGCCAGCAGCAGCGCCAAACTGGCGCGGCAGTGGAATCGTTCCGCAACGAGATGGTCAAGGGGCAGCAAGAGGCCACCCGTGTTCTTGGGCAGATGAAGACCCCTGTGTTACCTCTCAGGTTTGGTCCTGAGACCAGACAACTCATCGAGGAGATACCCTGATGATTTATGACATTGACTACACCGAGCAGGGGTTCACTGATCCCGTTACTCAGCAGGTATATGCCCCAATCAACTGGCGGGCCCAGATGTCGTATGTCGCCTTAGACAAGAAGAACAAGGTCTGCATCGTTGAGTTCTCGAAGATCAACAAGGACTCCTATGACACCGATAAGGTGATCATTGAGTTTACAGGCCCAGCCCTGCGTGCGTTCCTGGATGAGACCACTGTGGGTGGCCAGAGAATTGGCAGGCAGTTCTTCCTGAAGCTGTGGCAGGAACTTGTCAAGAACCAGGAGAACGTGAAGAGACTGGTTCTCTCCAGGGATCTCCCTAGTGGTGTTTCATTTGTGACACCCGCCTTCACTCCTGTTCTGGTCGGATAAGGAGGAGCCAATGGCACTTCCAGCAATCTTAGCCACGGTAGTCCCAACCATCATTGATGGTATCCGCAAACACTTTGAGCGAGGCCAAGAGCTGGCCCAGGCGAAGCATGAGGCCCGCGTTGCTGAGGCCCGAGCTGAGGCCGAGCAGGCTGGCAGGCTGGATGAGCTGTCGATTGCCCAGCGGGGTTGGAAGGATGATTACCTGTTGATCATCACCACCTCCCCGGTGGTGCTGCTGTTCTTCAGTCCAATCCTTGGGGTCTCCTCGATAGCCGAGGTCCAGGAGGCCGTAAGAGCCGGCTTCCTGGCCCTTGAGGACACCCCCGAGTACTACTGGTATGCCCTGGCGTTGATCTACATCGACACCTTCGGGTTCCGCCAGATGCTCAGGGGAGCCTTCCAGGCATGGCTCTACAAGCGCATGGGAGTACCTTCCAATGAGTGACCCCCCAGAGATCCACAAGGACATCCAGATACACATCCATGAACACGTTGGACCCCTCAGGGAGCGGGTCGGACGACTTGAGGGGTGGAAGGAGTACACCGACCGAGAACTCCAGGGCCTGAAGGCATCCATTGAGAGCCTTGAGGTCACCGTGGAGGACATCAAGAACCAGATCCTGGACAAGTTCTCATCCCATGAAGTGGGCGAGTGGCAACGCTACGACACCATCCAGAACAAGGTGATCGAACTCAGGAACTGGCTGTTGGGAATCGCAGGAGGCCTGAGTGCTGCGTGGGTCCTGTATGAGTTCGTAAGCAAGATCCACGGAGGTGGAACATGAGTAACCTGAACGACATCCTGGCAGAGGCCCATGAGGCCCTCGCCACCGAGCTGCTGCGCCGGATCAAGTCTGGCGAGGCCTCAGCAACAGACCTGAACGTGGCCCGCCAATTCCTGAAGGACAACGGCATCGAGGCCCTTCCGACAGCGCATAACCCCATTGGGAACCTGCTGGCTGACCTTCCGTTCCCCAGCGCACAGGAGCTTAACTGATGGCTACTAAACCAGCAGTAATCCAGAACCACTTGCCCATCGTGAAGACCATCACCTGGGAGAACTTCACGGCTGCCGACGATGTTGGGGAACACCTGATCACGGCCCACTACAGTGACAAGACCGTCACGGTCTTCGGGAACTTCGGGTCAGGTGGTTCCATGAAGATGGAAGGCTCCAACGATGGGGTCAACTGGTTCGATATGACTGATCCACAGGGTAATGCCCTGACGTTCACAGCGGCCAAGATGGAGATGCTCCAGGAGAACCCGCTGTATGTGCGGCCCAAGATGACCGCTGGGACCAGTGTGGATATCGATGTGATTCTTTGTGGCGTCGGTTAAGTCCAACCCAAGGAGACAACTATGCTCACCAATGCCCAACTCGCAACGCTCAAGGCCGCTATCCTCGCTGAGACTGATGCGGCTTTCATTACCTACCGCGACCAGGGCGCCACCGGCCTGATGGCGCAGTGGTTCAACTCGCCTGCGTCCCCTGCCTGGACCGTCTGGCGCACCGACGTTCAGCCCGACGAGTACCGTGATGCGATCACCTGGACCGAGGTCGATGCGCTGACGGCCGGCAAAGCGCGGATCTGGGACTGGCTCACGCAGCAGATGAGCGCGCCCATCAATTTCGGGCGCCTGAATGTGCGCCAGGGCTTGCAGGACTGCTGGGCCAGCAACACGACCACTCGGGCCAACCTGCTGGCTATCGCCAAGCGTGCCGCGACCCGTGCGGAGAAGTTGTTCTCTACCGGCACCGGCTCGGCTGCGTCGCCGGCCACGATGACCGTCGAGGGCAGCATCTCGCCCGACGACATCGTGAATGTCCTCTCGGCATGAGGTGAGATATGGCCGACGCAACAACCAAACTCAGCGGCTACCTCAACGCCATCATCGAGATCACATTCTCGGGCACGCAGCAGATCAACTCGCTTACCGACAACGAGTGGACCGACCTCTCGGACGAGATCAATAACAGTAGCAACAAGTGGGCGCTTGCTGATTTCGAGTTGGTGCTCGGCTCGGCAGCGTATTCCGGCACCGACAGTGCCGTCGAGTTGTACATCGTCCCCAGCGTGGACGGGACCAACTACCCGACCTGGACCGGCAACGTCACAACGGACGAGCAAGAGAATCAGGCGCACTATCGCGACGCCTTTGTTCTCACTGGATCGACTGCCGCGCAGTACGCAATCTGCGGGCCGGTAACGCTGCCCAACGGGAAGTTCAAGGTCGGCATCCGCAATCGCGGCAACGCGAC